CCGCATCAGCGAGGCCGCGCGATCGTCGCCGGCTTCTTCCAAAAAATCTAGAACACCGTCATCGCCATACCCTGCGACGTCCTGTAGGTAGTTGCCGGCATCGTTTTCAAACTCTACCGCGTCATCGCTCACATAAACGACCGGGATGTCGATGCCTGCCTTTTTGGCGGCAGCGATTCGATGCGAGCCAGTCAGCGCAAAAACGCCGCCGCTTGCGTCTTGATAAGCCAGGACTGGTCTGCCTATCCATTGGCCGGTTTGTTCCATGCGAGCGGCCAAGGCTTTGTACTTAGCCTTGTCCCGCACCTCGTGCGGGGGCTCGATGGATTCGAGATAGGCGTCTGGCTCTAGGTATTCGCCTGCGCCTTGGTTGAATGGCTGGTTGTACTGGCCCTCGGCCGCCGGCGCGGCGACGAACTGCTCGGGAATCGGCGCGAGCGTGCCATCGCGGTTAAGGCCGGCCTCGCGGCGCGTCTGGTCAACCGGAACTCCCTCTTTGTTGAACCGGCGCTGCTCGATCTTCTGGTTCTCGGCCGCGTTCTCGGTGATGCCGAGCTGGGCGCGAGCCTCGGTGATGCCTGCCGCGCGTTCGCCACGACGCCGATTCACTTCCGCGATGAATTGGTCGATGACCTCTTGCGCCTGCTGCGCGTCCTGCACATGGGTCACCCCATCGGCCAGATCCTGCTCGTACCGGCGAGCGCCGACCCCGTGGTCGCTGACGCGCATCGTGATGGATTCTGGCAGCGCCGCCGTGCCGCCGACGGTGATGTAGGAACTGCGCCCCGCAGCGTTCGTCGAGTGATTGACGCTGGTCGGCAGGCCGCGCGCGGACGCGAACGACTGCACCTGCGTGGCAAAGTCTCGCACGCCCTGCTCAAACTCACCACGCCCAGCACCGGCCACCCGCAGTCGCTCCTGCCCGAACAGCTGCTCGGCGTCCATGCCCATGCGCCGACCCATAACGTGATAGAAGGTCGAGGTCAGCAAGGCATAACTGTCGGCAACGTCCTGCGTCACCCGGCCCGTTGCCATCAACTCCTGCGCCACCGTGTCGCGCACCCGGCCACGCGCTTCCTGCGCAGCCTGATCACCCTCGCTCTGCGACAGGACAGATTCCACCTCGGCGCGCAGCTGGTCGCCTCGAGTCGCGACGTATTCGTCGGCCTCCTTCTGGCTCATGCCGTTCGGATCGGTGCGCATCTCGGGCAGCAGCACCGCGAGGTCTTGGTTGAACCGCCCCATCACCTCGGCGGTCGGAATGCGGATCATCGTGCCAGCCTGCGCCTGCGGTAACTGTTCGGCCACGGCCGGGGACTGCTGGGCGAGCTTCTCGGCAAGGCCGGAGTCGATCAGCGTCTGCGCGTCGATGAAGAGCGAATCCACCGGGGTGTCCTGCGTAACGGTCTGCAGGAAGCCCTCAAAGGTCTCGACGTCGCGCTGACGCACTACGGAGGCACTCGCCAACGTGTTCAGTTCGTTCAACAATCGCGAGGTATCGCTGGCCTTTTGCGCGTCAACGTCGCGACCGACCAGTGCGCCAATTCCCTTGGTGATCGCCACATTGCCGCCAACACCGACGATGGTGGCAATCAGCGTCTCAGCCGCAGCGCCCGGCCGCTCGGCAAGGTACTCCTTGAACGGCTTGTCAGGGTTGAGGTTCGCCCATTCATTCAAGTCCTGCAAAACGGTTGCCGCCTGTTCGCCAGGAACATCCATCAGGATCTGCCGGCCCAGCATGTTTAGCAGCGTCTCGTCGGCGTTGATGTCCTTCAACAGTGCCGACACCGGCAGCTTTTCGGTCGCGTACTCAATCGCGCCCTGCAATGTGGCATAGGACACCGCTTGCCCGACGTCGAGCTTTTCTCGGGCCTGCGCGTATTCAATGCCGGTCGTGGCCGTAGCCAAGCCAGAAAGCGCCACACTCGGGTTCTTCGTGATGACACCAGCCGCAAGTGCCGGAATACTCTGGCCGAGCGACCCAAGCCCCGAATAAATGCCGCGCGTGACGACGCCCGACTCTTCGCGATCGCCGGCCACCAACTCCGCGAGCTCTTTCTGCCCGCGAGATACCTCAAGAAGGTATTGTTCGGGAGCGGCAAATGGGTTGACCGGCAACAGAGGAATCGTGGCCCTTGTGCCGCTGAATGGCTCGGCAATCGAGCGCAGCACGCCAAACGGCACCGCTGCAGCGCCATAAAAGCCCTGCGACAGGCGAGGCACGCCAGAGGCAATCGCACGCCCGCCGCGGGTGAGCGGGTTGTCGAACAAAGCATCGATCATGCTCATGTTGTCGACGTCATCCTGAACCGACGCCGTGATCACATCCGGCTGTCGTTTCATCCACTCGCGCAGCGTCTTGGACGATTGCACCGCCGCCGACGCATTGCGCAACTTTGCCTGTTGCGCCAACTGCGGGTCTGGCTCAAACGGGGTGAGTGCGGCCGGAATGTTGTTCTCGCGAGCCTGCCGAACCGCCTGCGCCGCAGAGTCTGGATTGACGTCGGAGACCGCGACCAGCTTGTTTGCAAGGTCTTGGTCGTTCCGCTTGCTCATCCATTCCTCAATCGTCGGCATCAGTAGGTCACCCCATCAAGCTCGGCCTGATACAACAACTCGACGGCACGCTGCACGCTAGGGCGCGAGGTTCTGCCATCGCTGAACACCTTGACGCCCAGTGTCTTCTGCAGGTCTTTCCGCGCTGTAATGATGTTTTCAATTCGCTGCCGATCAGCAGCAGGAATTTCGCCATACTCGTAGCCGATGAACTGATACTCGGCTTGCTGCTCTGGCGTAACGGCAAACTTGCGAACAGAGACATCACCACCAAAGAAACCAGCGCCGATCAGTCGCCCTTCCTTCATCAAGTCAAGGCCGAGCTTTCTGGATTCATCCAGCGTCAGCGCCCGACCGACCTCCTGCGTCTTGGCTTCGATGGACTCGATCAACTGCCCCTCAAAGCTTGCCAGCGTCTCTGCCTGCGGCGATCCTTCCTTCGGCGTAACGTCGATACCGGCCGCGATGAGATTGGATCGCAGCGATCTGATAGTTCCTGCTGCGGCCCTTGATGCGACCTGCCCCGCAAGGTCACCCTTGCCGATCGATCCGCGCCGCGTCAGCAGTGAATTGTACTGCGTGCGCGAGAGCGTCAACTGCAGCTGGCTGCTTTTTTCGTCGAACTCCTTCAGGAACTGCGTCGGGTTGTCCGCGCCCAGGATGAACAAGCGCGTGAACTCCGCATCGTTGCCCTTGACGTCACCGGCACTCGCCGCGAACCGCGAGAGATTGTCGAGTTGCCCCTTGCCCTTGGCCCAGTTGTAGAGCCTCGGCGGCAGGTCTGCAATCGACTTGCCGGGGTTGTTCAGCACCCAATCCTGCGCCTGCCCGCTCATGGAATTGTTCCAGTCTGCTTCGTTCGCCTTGGCAAGTTGCGCTTCTGCCGAAATCCGCTGCAGCGTCTGATCGTAGACGTCCGCGCTGATCTTCTTCGATGTGAACATGTCCTTCAGCTGCTTGCGTTGCGCGTCGAGCCCGAGGCCACTGCCAGAGAGCTGCAGCGCGAGTTTCAGGCTCTGATCTCGCGTGCCGCCCTGCTCGAGCGCACGCTCAGACGCACTGATCGCCGCGGCCGTCATCTGCCCGCGATTCGCGTCGAAGTACGCCTTGGCCTGCGTGTAATCTTCAGCGTCAAGCGCCGACTGAATCACCGCGCTGTGAATCTTCGTGACGTTCTCTATCTGCTGCGCCATGAGCGCATCACCGGCCAGCCCCTTGCGATCTGCCCACAACGCCGTGTTCGCCACGACGCGCCCGAGCGAGTCCTTGATCTTCGCCAGGTCGCGCCAGTTCAGCGCCGCGCTGTTCGTCTCGGTGGCAATCGCGCCCGTGTAAACGTCGTCGCGGTACTGGTCGGTCTCGCGTAAAACATGCCGCATCAGCGAGTCATCGTATTCGGCTTTTGCCATCGAGGCACGACGCCGGAACATCTCCTGCGCCCGGTTACCGGGGAGCGAGGTGGCAAGATTCTCGATCGCCTTGTCGAAGTCTTTGGTGTACTTGGAAATGAAGTCCGGTGCCGTCGCATCCGCCGACCGCTTGTTCGCAAACCCGGTCTCGGGATTCATCATCAAGTCGGTCTGTTGCTGGCGCAACTTGTTGAACGTGTCCTCGACCCGCAGCTCATCAAGATCGGCCTGCAGCCGCCCAAACGCATCGACCCCGCGTGTCACCGCCTCGGCAGTCTGCACCGCTTGAGCACCGACAGCCGCAAGCCCGCGCCCACTCGGCGTGGCGATACGCGGGACAACTTGCTGACGGTAGAACTCAAGCTTGGCCATGGGTCACCTATCGGGGGCCGATCATCGGCTTGCGTTGCGTCGGGGCTGATGCCGCCGGTTTCGGTGTTCTCGGTTTTGGGGTCGGCAGCGTGCCGCCTGCGCCCTGGTAGCCGCCCACAGTCGCCGATGCCGCACGCAGAATGCCCTGCGTCCACGACGGCCGGGACGCTCGCGTGATTGCCGCTTCAGTCAACAGAGACTGCGCTTCGGTCTCGCCCTGGTACGCCGTCGAGAGCGCATCCAGTTCCGCAGCCGTCGCCGCCTGCTTGTAGACGTCCGCAAAGCTCACAGACTGCAGCAGCCCTGCTTGCGCGCCCGCAGCGCGTAACTCGCCGAACTGCCGCTGAGTGTCGCGCCGCAGCGCCTCTTCCTGCATCCCCGCCTGACGGCGAGCAACCGATGCTTCGCCCTTCAGCATATTTTCTTGCGCCTTGGCAACCTCTCGTTGCTGCGCCGTGTCCATGAGCGACGATACTGCCGAAATCGCCGCTCCGATGAATGGTATGCCCTGCGCCATTACTGAATCCTCGCGTACATGTCCATGTCCTGACCCTGCTGGAACGCTCGCAGCCGACCCTCGTGTTCAAACCCCAGCATTGTCGCCCATCGGTGGCCGGCAACGAAGTCGGGATACACATACGCCTCGATGCGCTTCACGTCACACCCAGACAGGAACCGATCAACCGCTCGGTGCAGCGCCGGCATGCACGTTCCGGCGTCACCCGACAGCAACGCCCATGCAGACGCCCGGCCCTCCCAGAGGTTCACCAAGCCCGCGCAGCAAACGATGCGGCCGTTGTGCCGGCCGGTGTAGCAAGGGCCAGCGTCGACCAATTCCTGCCCGTACCCGTCCCGCTTGAGGAACGGCACCAAGAATTCCTGCGACGGTTGCAGGCTCAACTCGCGCAGATCTTCCGGCTTGAAGGGGGCCACGATCATCCGGCCGTCTCCAATTCTGGGTAGAGCGCCACGACCGTCAGCGGCAACGGCTGGTCAGCGACCACCCAGATGCGGCCGTCAGTCTCGTAACCGCCCGGGAACGCCAACACATCGGTGTCGCCCGTCAGGGTCGGCGGCACCTCGTCCATGTAGTCCGAACCGATCCGGTACGGGATCAGGTCAAGCCGCGATTCACTCGGGCCGAACTTGCCGCCCAACGAGTTGTAGAGTCGCAGGCCGAGTTTGTGGATGCGCTTGGTCTTGGCCTGTGCCGTGCCAATGGAAGCCCCTGCCTCGATCCTCTGCGTCGCCAGTGTCGAGGTATAGGGTAGGCCCACAATCGCCCGAGAAGCCGCCACAGGCAGCGTCACGGTGCCATCCGTGACTAGCAAACCCGTCACCTCTGCGCCGTCCGCAAGGGCAGAGACCGTCTCGCCTTCGAGGTGGTACAGGCCGCGCAGGTTCGTCGTGGTCATGCGCCACGAGTTGGCCGGGATGTCGTTGTCGGGGAACTCCGACACGATCGTGCAAAGCACCAACTCCGAATTGACATAGGACGTAATCAGGCCGCGGGCGCTGCGCCAGAGACCGGCGTCCTCGTCGAAGTAGCGGTGGACAATCTCGCGGCCGACATCGGTCGCGACGAATACCGGGTCATTGATGACGAGATATTCACCCGCCTCGGTCAGCAGGAACTCATCATCTTCGGTTCCAATTTCAACGAGCGAGGTCGTGGTGAACGGCACACTGGTCGCGCCGACTGTGTCATAGCCGGTGCCGACGAACAGATCCACCGCTTCAACCGGGTTGTATTCCAGCGCAGAATCCAGATAGCAGGCGCCCTGAATATCGTCCTCGTCCTCGAGCGACTGCGCGAAGTATTCGATGTTGCGCCGGACGAACGAAATATCAGCCTCGGTCACGAGTTGGTCATCGCCTTCGGTGATGAGTTCGTCGCCAGCCTCGGTCGCCAGTTCATAGGCAAAGTCGCCTTCGATCGTGCGCGAAACCACCAGCCAGACATCATCCACATCGCCGTCGGGGCTGGGAATGATTTGCACCGCTTCGACCTTGGCGTCGCGCCCGCCCATCGGGTGCTGGTGCCAGCCATAGATGTTCTGCTCGCGATCGTAGGTGAGGCCGATCAGCCGACCGTTGCCGAGCACGCACCAGATAACGTCGTCCGGCTCTTTCTGGTACTCCATATCGACGATGCCGGACTTCGTGACCTCGGGGTACAGCACGCTCATGTCCCGCGGCACCCACGCATCGGCCTGAATGTCGAACCGCAGTTCCATGATGCGCCGGCCACCGACGCGGGCGAACAACACCGCATCGCCTACCAGCACCGGCTCAAGCTCCATCGAACCCTCGGCCGATTGCAGGTCAAACCGCACGTTTTCAGGGCCGAGCGGCGAGGATGTCACGTTCTCGCGCACCGCCACTTCCGAGCCGGCCGTGCCGACAATCAGCGCATTGCCCGGGCGAATCCAGCGAATCTTGTCGACGTTGCCCACCGCCAGTGTCAGATTGATCGCGTTGTCGGCGAGCACCTCGCCCATCGTATCGACCGCGTGGCTTGCGTAGTCGCCGGCCACCGACGCATAGAGGTTCTGCCCGCCAGCCCACCACAAACGGTCGCGCCAAAAGGCCACCTTGTACGGGTACGATCCGCCCATGCCGGCACCCCATGCACCGATGCGGTACGCGCAAGATGCCGCACTCAGCAGCTCTGACGGGGCCACGCCGGGGCCAATAACGTCCGCCGTCGCGTCGGTCGAACTCGTCACCGCCGTGATCTTTAGGATGACGTAGCCGGGATGCAGGAACTCCCACTGCACTCCCGCGTTGCCGTCGTAGTCGCGACCCTCTTCGTGGATCGGACGCACCGCGCCGGTCGTCGAGGAATTCACCGCCTGGTAGAATTTGCCGGCACTTTTGCGAATGTCGCCGGCCGTGATCGTCTTGCCGGTCTCCCACTGCGTTGTCGTGATATTGATCGGCTGCAGGCGCAGCAGCATTCCAACCGAGTCGTTGTCGAAGATCGCCGTTCCGGCCGTCACCGTGACCGATCCGGTCGTGCCGGTCAGCGTGAAGTTCACCTTTGCGTCCGGCTCAACCTGAAACGGCCCATCGGTCGGCGCGTACTCCGCAAAAACCCAGCTCGTGTTGCCGGATCTCGTTAGCGTGCGCGGCTGATAGCCCTCGCACCCGATGTACAAGACATCAGCCGACTGCGTGACCGAAAGCGCCGAAGTGTTCTCTGGCGTGAACAGGTCATCAACCTGATACGGCGAGGCAATCGTGTACACCCGCTCGATGTCGCCATTGCCGCTATAGGTGCCGGCCGAAGTCGTGTCGATCGCGCTGCCGTCGATGTCGTACAGCTCAAAAGTCTTGGCGACCGTGTTGACGTTGGTTGCCTTGACGTAACGGTCATTCACGCCCGTCATGCCGAGAATGTTTGTCACATAGAACCAATCGCCATTGCTCGGGTCAGCGCCCAAGTACGTCAGCACGCCTGGCTGCGCGTTGGTCACGCCGACTACATCGATTGCGCCTTCAAGCACGACGCCGCGGTCGGTAAAAAAGCGACAGTACTGGTCGCCGAACTCGATCACATAGGCCTGATCGAACGCAAACTCAAACCGCTGTAGCCAGATTTTCTTGTCGGGATACCGCGCCGGCAGAACGTGCTTCGTTCCCGGGCATCGCTTCGCCGGCCCCTGCGCAGTCGGAATGAACCGACGCATGCGGTACATGCTTGAGGCATATTTGTCGAAGTCGCTGCGGCCGCTCATCATGGCCCCGACTTCGCCACCGTTAAAATTGACGACGGCCGGATTTGCGTTGGGCATTACAGCCTCACTGTCAGCCAGGTCGTGTCGGCGATCGACTCCGGTGGGTTTTCAATGGCATTCGCTCGAATCGCCTCCCGCAGCGCCATGCGGTAGTCCTGCAGCGCCATGGACTTCTTGCTGTCCGACTGCGTGAGAGCTTCGGCCACGTTGTAGGCAATCGACGCCGAGAACGCCTCATCGAATGCGGTGTCGAACTTCGTCGGGTCACTGACCCGGCAGAGGTATCGCAGGTTGAGCGATCCCGAACTGCGCGTCAGGATCTTGCCGCCCTCAAGCTGGTATTCCTGCCCACCGCTGCTGATGAGGTCGGACAGGTCGGGCGCGGGGTAATAGGCGTTGATCTGCAGGATGCGCAGACAGTCGGACGGCACGGGATATTGGTAGCTGTAGTCGAACACAGGGGTATCGACTTCGGCCGCCAGAACCGCCCTTTTCACACAGAAGCGCCAGTTGTATGTGCGCTGCAGCTTGTCGCGCAGCATCGAGTAAACGGCAGAGACCTCTCGGGCCGGCTTGGTGTTTTCCGAGAGGCTCGTAATCCTCAAGTCGCCGAGCTTGGTCAGCGCAAGGTTGGCAATCGCGACATCACTTGCAGCCACGGGCGCCTCCCGCAGCTATCAAGCCGGCGGCCAATTATCCTGGGTGATGGCTTCCTTGAGCGTATCAAGGGCCAGCAAAACCTCGAGCTTGCTCATGCCGATCAGGTCGACGCGAACCTCGACATCAAGGCTGGTCGTGGACGCGCTTTCCGTCACGTTGCGAACGCCCTGAAGGCCGCGGTCAATTCCGTAAAAGCGATCTGCCATGTTGGCTCTCCGTCAGAAAGGGGCGAGCCGGTTGCCCGACCCGCCCCTGTACCTTACGCCGTGTAGCGTCCGATGAGCTTCACGGTGCCGCTAGCGTCAGCAGCGCCCGTGAGGGTCATGGTGACGTCGTAGAACACCGACGGGTCGCTCGTGAGACCGAGAGCGTCCCACAGCTCCTTGCCCGAGTTGGCGATGGTGAATATCGCCGCCTCGTGCAGGACATCCGTGCCGTTGAGGGCACCCGCGTTGAGCACCACACCCGACGCGAAGAAATCGGCATCCTGCACCGCGCCGCCGTCTTTGGCGGTGCGGTAGAGGCCGATGTCGGTGACGGTAGTGGTGCCGATGTCAGGGGCGTAGATGCGGAGGTCGGTGACCACCGCATTCGACGGCACCCGGAACATCCGGTAGGTCGAGCCGATTGAGTCGACGTTGACGATCTCGACCGTTGCGACCTTGGTGCGCTCGAACCCACCGTCTACACGGGGGTTGTTGAGCACAGCAGGAACCGCGTCAGCGTTGGTGACGAGGGAGGACTTTCTTGCTTCAACTGCCATGGTCGTTTACTCCCTTACTCTGCACACAGGATGTCGACGACCTTCTTCTCCTCGGTGCGCGTGGCACCGAAGGTACCCATCAGGTAAATCTGATACGGGTGCGAAGAGAGATCACGACGCTGCGTGACGTTGGACATGATGTCATTCCAGACGCCCAAGTGCATACCGGACGGCACCCACACGGGGCAACGACGGTGGCTCGAGGAGGTCGGGAGACGCTCGGTGTGGATGAAGTTAATCCCGAGGAAGCGGGTCACCTTGCCGTCCTGCAACACCGGCGCGCCTGTGTTGAAGTCGTCAGAGGTCACCTGGAGCTGCCCAAGGAGATCATCGTGCTGCTCGGCCGAGATGGCGCAATACACCGGCTCGGCGTCGAGGTCGACTTCGTTCTCCATCAGGATGCGGCGAGCTTCGCGCAGCTTGTCCACCGTCAGACCCACGTTGCCAGCGGCAGCGTAGGTCACAGCAACCTGCTGCGTGGCCGTTGCAAAGGCGGTGTTCGTGCCGCCGGCCTCGCCAGTCTTGGCGGTGCCGTAGATCGCCGAGATGATGACATCGTCAATTGCGCGGCCCATCGCGTAGAGACCGTTCTGCGAGTAGGCAGACTGCGGGTCAGCGAGGAGACGGAGCTTGTCGAAATTGTCGATCAGGTCGGCCCAGTCATAGTCCTCAGGGAACACCCAGCGGCGGTCGTTCGGCGTGTTGACCGGGACGATCGGCTGGTAGCGGGTCGAGACAGCACGCGCCGAAGTAGCACCGTACTGCGTGACGACCTCGGACTGCTTGCCCTTGTATGAACCAACCTGCACCGCGGAGCGCAGCTTGGAGCCCTTCTGCTGCAGAAGCAGCGAAATGTTCGTGCCGTACTGAACGGCATAAACGGATGCGATATTGTCGGCCATGATAGCCCTCCAGAAAACATGAAATGACGATGTTCTCGGATGGCTTGTCCGTTACCGGGGCCGAACCCTTGCCCGTTCCGCTCGAGCCAAGCGACCGTCTTTCCGGTTGTCAGCGGGGTCTTGCGACTTGCCCTGTCCTAGAAAAAACCCGGCGAGTCTCCCCGCCGGGCAGCTGGTACCTAGGAGAACTCGCTTCAGATGGTAACCACACCTCACTCTTCCGTCAACAGCTCCGGGTTGGCCATCCGCTGCAAGCGCATCATTTCCTCAATCGCGCCCTGCCGCACGCGCTGGTCGTTGTTCATGTAACGGCCCATGAACTCCTGATCGGCGAACATGCCGGCGATCTTGTTCTTCGCCTGCGCCGGGGTCATGGCCCCTGCCGCCGGGGTGTCGCTTGACACGAACGAGCCTTCAGCGAATGACGAACCGATCGAATGGAACAGTTTCATCACCTTCGCCGTACCGATGGCGCGTTCCATCGCGTCAAACGTCGCCTCGTCGATGCCGGCCTCCTTGCTGAACTTGAGCACCGCCCGCTTGGCGAGCTCCTCGTTCTGCGCCGCAGCCGCGCCCCACTCGCCCTTGAGCGCTGCGTACTCGGCCTCGGACTGCTTTGAGAACGCCTCGTCTGCCGCCTCGATGCGCGAGGTCGAGGCCTTGTTCCACCACTCGGCGAGCCCCTTGGCCTGCTTCGTGGTCAGCCCGAGCTCGTGCAGCACCGGGGCGACCGACTGGGCGAACGATCCATCATCCCCCTCCGGCACAGGGAGCTCGTACTTGTCTGGGCTCTCCGGCCGTCCTAGACGGTTATAGATGGCATTCCAGCCATCCGCGTCGTCATCGGACTTGGGCGCGAGAATCGTGCGACCGGCCTTGTCAGCGCCGAACACTTTCTCGAGGTTCTGGTAAGACAGGAGCGCGTCAGCCGGCCCCTTCCACCCCTTCGCCTTGACCAGCTCGCCGAGCTGACCAGTCGTGGCGGGGTCGAGACCTTCCGGCGCGTACCACACGGGAGCCGCTGCCGGGGCAGTCGGGTTGCCTGCGGGTGCAGACCCTTGATCGTCACTCATCACGGAAATCCTCTTGCAAATTGGTCAAGGTTCGTTCGTCCAGGTGCAGCGCCTCGACAATCATCTGCACCGTCTCCTGTCGGCCAACCATCCGGCCAACTTGGAACATGTCCGCCTGCGAACCGGGGGCGGCAGGGGGCTTGCCGAGCTTGGCGAACCGCTTCAGGTGCGCCATCACGATGCGCCCGTCGTCGGTCAACTCGTTGCTCTGGGGGGCGAGGAACAGCCGCTTGTAGGCGCGGCTCCTCCACAGGATCTGACGGATACGCGCCAGCATGTGATTCATGTGCGATTGTCGTCCTGACGGAATGCAGCCCCGCCGCAGCCGGGGGCCTCAGTGTACCACCCGTGATGCACTGCATGAGAGCACCAGACCCGCTCCTGCTTCTGGGTGATGCCAGCCGCCCACCAGCAGAAGCGGCAGAGCAGGGTCGATGATGGATTCCGGTCTCGGGTATCGCTCACACCGCCTCGTCGCGGAACCACGCCTTGCCGCCGTCCACGACGACGAGCTCGGGCGGCAGGAGCCGTCCCTCGCGGAAGGTCAGCACCGCGAAGCCCGACGCCCAGTTGAGCGGCCCGGCCTCCGTATAGCCGAACTGAGGGCCGTTCGGCTCGGCGAGGGTGCCAGTGTCCACCCCGTAGCGCCGGCCCCTGTAATCGCCCCAAGGTGTCACCTGGAGCTTGTGCAAGTGCCCGTGCACATAGTGAACGCCCGACCGCAGCGTGCTGTTGTACGCGGAGTGCACACCGCCCGACACCGGCCGGTGCCGGATCGTCGTCCAGGCGCTGCTCTGGTTGATGTGCAGCGCCCAGCCGGCGCGCCACCGCGGCAGGTAGTCGATCAGCGTGCTGCCGGTCATCTCCTCAAGGTCGGGAGCGTGCGCCGACAGGTAGTTCTCGAATCTGGCGTCGTGGTTGCCGATCGTGCGGATGAGCTGCGCCATGCCGGCCGCCCGCTCCAGCTCGGCGCACCGATCCTGCACCGCGGCGATCTCGTCCTTCAGCTCGGGCAGCTTCTCCCACATGATGCGGGCGTGCCGGCTCACTCGGGCACCGTCGAGCACGTCACCGTTCAGCACGACCGCTTCCGGCTTGAGCTTCTTGGCGAGCTTGCACAGCGCCTGGTGCGCGACCGTGACGACGCCCGGCCAGTAGTGGCAGTCGGACGCGACCAGCACCACGCCGTTGATGATTTCGAGCGTCATGTCCCGCTCGTACTTTCGCGCCCGATCGCGGGCGGTCTGCGTCAATCGCCTCCCGACCGCGTTGGTGTCACCTTCAGCGGTCGGGCTTTGCTCAACGTCAGATTCCAGCGAGATCCCGAGCTTTGCTTCAAGGCGGCGCCGGCGGTCGTAGACGTTGCGCTGACTCAGCTGCAAGTGCTTTGCCACCTTGATCGGCGACCGGAGCCGCCGCCACGTTTCGATGAATTCATCGTTGTCGATCATTTTCGGCATGGGTCATGTCTCGCGGGTGATCTTCACGCCGAGCG